TCTCGACGCGCGGCGCGCCACCGGTAAATGAGGCATCATCCGGCAGCTGGATTCCTTGCATTGTGGCCTCCTGTTCCATCAGCACCCGCTCGCGGTCAATTCGAGCATTCAGAGAGTTGATATCCGACAGAATGGCGTCATATGAGGACTGCTGCTCCTCGGTGAAATCTTCGCCGGTTTCGCTGATCGCGGCCACCATGGCGCGGGCCGCTTTTAACTGCTGCTCTTTCTTTTCCAGAAGAGCGCGGAGTTCTTTGGTCATAATGTTCTCCAGTTCATATCATAATAAAATCAATTCCATCAATACAGCTACTGGTCAACGGACCATCCAGCCATCAACGGATGACTGCTTTACCGGGATACTATCCGGATAATACGTTATTAATCAGCCTAGTTCAGCCAAGGCAAGCCGCCTCGTGTTGCTCGCCGCCTTTTGGCCATCCCGTGTGGACAGCCTGGCTATCACACTTTCAATCGTATCAATGGAGTCGGCCATGCCAATTTTAACGGCCTCATCAGCTCCAACGACCCGCCCCTCACCGAATCCGGTCCTCACGCTTTCATCGCTCACTGTTCGGTTTCCTGCAATAGCAGATATAAACATATCATAATATTCATTTACTCTGGATTGTAGCGCATTTTTTGCAGCGTCACCCAGCACCTCAAATGGATTGCCTTCCGTCTTGAATCGGCCAGCAGAGATAAGCGTGATATCAATGCCATCTGAGTCCATGGCTTTTGACATGTCAACATGCTGCGAGATCACCCCGATTGATCCCGCCTCGCCCCCGGGCGTAACCACAAATTCATCGGCGCTTGAGCCTATCCAGTAACCGGCGCTAGCCGACAGGGAATTAGCCACCGAGACGATCGGCTTCGTCCCTCTGGCGTCAAATATCATCTGACTCAATTCTGCGGTGTAATAAACTGAACCTCCTGGAGTGTCATTATCCAGAACGACCGCCCCGACGCCTGGGTCATTAATGGCGCGGGTGAAATCCTTGGCAATACGTTGGGTTGACGTTGCGCCACTCATCTCGTCCAACATTTCGACGCGTTGGGCGAGCACGCCATAAATGGGGATTACCGCAACGCTCCCAGCCTGGGTTGTCTCGCGCTTTGAATCGGCGCCGCCGACCTTTGCCGCCACCTCTTCGACTGAGAATTTGCTGCCATTGGATCGCAATAAAACGATCTCGCACATCACTGAGAGGATCTCCGGCATGATCGCCCACGGCGTGTTAAAAACCGAGCTTAGGATTCTGCTGTATTTCATGTTATGCCTCCAATAGTAAAAGCTCACCAGCTTTTTTTACTTGCCATTCAATCAGTAAATCAACGACACACGGATGACCCGTTTCAACCTCAAGGCCTGTGGCCGCCTTTACTTCAGCCACGCAGTTATCGCAATATGCGCGCGCTATGATCTCAGGGACCCCAAGCGATTCACTAATTCTTGGCGCCTGGCCACCATAGAATGCAGCGATATCATCAATAAAACCAGCCTCCCCATGCTTCAGGCCTTTGTCGTAAAATTTGCGGCAGGCCGTTATTTCCTGGTTCGCCAGCCTCCTCGCTGCACTTCGATGGATTGCATCGGCACGCGAATCATCACCAGTACCTCCCTGATCGGCTTCGCCATCATTGTCGCCGAGCTCGTCAGCAGGCCCCAGATTGAGCGGGACCAGCGGTTCATCGAGCCCCTCAAGTGGGTTTCTGTTTTCCGCCTGGCGCACCTCATTACGCGTTAACCAGCCATCAGTTATTCCCGAATGGTACATTTCCTTTCTCGCTGTTGTATCCCCTCTGAGCAGACCATCCACCATAAATTCAGCAAAAAATACATCATCATTAACAATGAGGTCCCGCGTTATTGCCTGTTCCCATCGGACATACCAGGGGGCCATCGTGAACTTGACGAAGGCGAGAAAGAACTGTTCCGCACTTCCATATGTCTGAGTCTTCCCCTCATGCTGCAGAAGGACGGCCGGCACGCGGAACATCCTGGCAATGTCTTCAATTTTGAAGCGGCGCATCTCAAGATACTGCTGATCCGTATGTGTGATCCCGAGCTGATGGTATTTCATTCCGTTCTCAAGTACCGGCGTTTTGTGCTTGTTATTCCCGGTCTGGGATGCCTGCCAGCTATCCCTAAAGTTCGCTCTGGCGTCATCGTCCTTGAATACATTATCCTTTTGTATCCAGCCTGGCATGGTGGCGCCATTTGCGTAGAATGTGCTGCCGTATTGTTGAGACCCCAGCGCCTCGCCGATATTCTCTCGTTCTACCGCTATGGGATTGAGCCCGACAAGCCCGTCAGATGACAGGCCCATCAGATGAAACATAGAGTCTTTCCTGACAGTTCTTTCTCCGCCATTCGGATCTTTTACAATCCACCTGAAGCTGTCGATTTCAGGCAAAAGCTCTATCCTTACCCTGTCGGGATTTATTGGCACAAGCTCCTGCACCTGCCCATTCCCTGTATAAGTGATTTCAGAATAGGCATTGCCGCGCAGGGCTAGATGCCCCTGCATCATTTCTCGCCATTCAAACGATGTCTGCCACCGGTTGGGCTGGCGCTTTAACAGGGGATACAGCGGATGGTTCAATGCCCGTTCTTTCCCGCCATCGGGTGTCCGGCGATAAAGAATCAAAGGGACTTGTGCAACGGTCTCAGATAGCACCCTGATGCAGGCATAAACAGCCGACAACTGCATGGCTGTCTCTGGTGATACCCGCGTCCCCGATGTGCTGATAAGCCCTAGAGACTGATACCAGAAATCATCTGCCGGCCCATAGCGGGGTGCATCTTCACCGGATTGTGCCGCGAATGAATTGACCCACATTATTCCTGGTCCTTGAACATTTTCGCCCCTCGCCTGGTTATTTCTGCAGCATAAATATTCAATGCAATAACGATTATCCCGGCCGCCGCAAGCCCGAATGATAACCGCTCTATGCCTAAACCGACACCGATAAGCACCAGGCCAATGGTATTTGATACGTTGTAAATTATTGGATTCATACGGCCATCAGTGTCCCGTCGTCCGGCACGTCTTTTATCTCAGCAAGGGCGCGGTTTACAGCCATAATCAGCGTAATAGGACCATCAATTTTATTCTCCGGCCTCTCTTTGTTAGGAAATATATTGTCTTTTTTATCAACCTTAGCCACTACATTATTAAACATCCAATTCAGAATCGGACACATATTGAAATAAATATTTTGAGCTATAATCAAAGCTTCAAGCTCTTTCATTGGTTCTGAAAAATTCTTGACTGTCGCCCCAACTTCTACCATTTGGAACCCTTCAGCAGTCATCCTGGTAACAAATTGAGTGGCCTGAAATGGGTCATAGGGAACCGCTACTATCTCAAAATCATCCCTTGCCTGCAATAAATCGTCTTCAATGTAAGAATAGTCGGTCACATTGCCCGGGGTTGACGTAAGCCAACCGCCCGCATGGAAGCCTTGATATCTCTCATTGTCTAAAATTGTGTCCTCCGGCAGGTAGTGTTTCACAAATGCTGCCCATTTTTTATACTCGGCATCTGGCGGAAAGACAATGCCCATCGATGCGATGTCGGTCTTGCTCGCCAAATCCAGTGCGATGAAACACCGCCGCCCTTTGAAATCATTAATATTTAAACTTTTCCTCCTGCACGCCTGGTATGCCAGCATATTCATCCAGGCTGCCTTTGCCCCAACCCACATATTGAGATGCTTCGTTTTATATGACGATTGCTTTGATGGGCTCCGTCGGGCTTGCTTGAGCTGGCCCTCCAGGAAGTCTGCGTTAACAGAGACATCATAATTAGGGTTTGCTTTCTGTAGCGCCTCCGTTGTATCCCACTGATCGCCTTCATCGATCCCGTAGATGATCCCGAATATCCGCTCATCGTCAACCGTCCCCTTTAGGATCTTTATTGTGTCATCCCGCTTGGTATAGCAGGGCCCGCCCATATCAGTGCCGGCTGTCGTGATATAGGCCATCAACGGCTGGTCACGGGCGCCCATCCCTGTGATCATTGTGTCCACCTGATCGGAGTCCGGATGCTCGTGGAATTCATCCGCTATGGCAAATGATGGGCCGGCGCCATCTCCTGGATTACCTATAATCGGCTGGAAAAAACTCCCGCGCGCCAGCCT